CAACCGACGTATGGCATGAGCGCTTTGCTCCCACCCTCAACTACGCCGGAGGGCAGAACTTCATGGGCATGTCCCCGGTAAAGGTAGCCGCCAACATCATCGCGGCACAGAACGCCGGAGACCAGATGACAGCCAAAATGTACCAATTCGGCCATCCCCCAGGTATCCTTTCAAAAGAGGACGAGTACGCCACCGACACAACCGAGGAGCAAGAGGCCAAATTTCGTGAGCGCTACCGGACCAAATACACCGGAGTAGACAACGTCGCCATTCCCATCTTTACCCTGGGAAAAATGAACTACACCAAAATAGGCTACGACAACCTCCGGGAGATGGACGTCATCAACACGGCCGAACACGGACTCAGGGTGTTTTGTAACATCCTCCAGGTACCCAGCCAGCTCTTTAACGACACCAAGGGCTCAACATACAACAACCAGCTCCAGGCCGAAAAGGCCATGTACACCAACAGGCTGATACCGGATGTGCTCCAGTTTTGCGCCGGCTTTGACAAGATCCTGAAGGCATACGGCGACTACTGGCTAAAACCGGATTACAGCGAGGTCGAATGCCTGCAGGAGAATAAGGCAGAAAAAGTTAAATGGGTAAGTCAGATGTTCACCGACGGCATCATCACCGGAGACCAATACCTCGAATTTATGGGAGAGGAGACGACAGGGCTGCCGGAGATGCAGATACGCTACACCAACGTCAACAGGATGCCAGCCGGCCTGGCCGAGGACCTCGGAGTTGACAGAGGTGATAAATATTACCAGGACCGAAACATGGAGGGAAGAATGTAATGGACCGCCGCAGGCTTTGGAAAATAGAAGATCACGCCAAGTCAGTATATCGCTACCGGCTACGCTCCATTTTTGCCCAAGCCTTTGACAAGCAGATCCAGCCTTTGTACGACCGGATCCAGGAGACCAGCGACATCCGGGACCTCCAGGTCCCCCCGCTGGACAACCAGCCCATCCAGGATGCCTACCAGAGACTATACCTGACCGTCGCCGTTCCCTTTGCCAAGCAGAAAAGGCGCACCCTGCGCCGGCAGCTCCGCAAGGGTGAGGAAGAAATATTTGAAGATCTGATCTACGAGATGACGCTGGGCTACCTGCGCAGCAACGTGGGCGACATAATAGTCGCCACAGGAGACACCACCGTGGAGCTGATCCGGCAGCTGCTCGCAGAGCTCACCCCGGAGATCCTCGACAGCGGCATGGGTGGAGGCCAGGCCCAGACCATGCTCCGGGACCGGATCCAGAGCGCATGGCATGAGATGAAATACTACCGGACCGAACGCATCGTCCGGACCGAGGTCAACAGGGCTGCCAATTGGGGAAGCCTGGAGGGGACTAAGAGCCTCGGCGTAGAGATGAACAAAATATGGATGAGCGCCTTCGTGAAAGACAGCCGCGATCCGCACAAAGCAGCCGACGGCCAGAAGGTGGATCTCTATGACGACTTTGAGATAGGAGGCGAACACCTCCAATACCCAGGCGACCCCAAAGGCAGCGCCTGGAATACGATCAACTGCCTCTGCGGAATTTACCAGGAATTAAAATGAAAAAAAGATGAAATCAATTTTTAAGAGTTTTGAGCACCAGGTGAAGGACATCGACGAGAGCAAAGGAGTCGTCACCGTTTACATCAACGCCTTTGGAAACGAGGACAGCGACGGCGACATCTCCCTGCCGGGATCCTTTAAACGGACCTTTAAGAACAACGGCCACACCATCCAGCACTGGCTCAATCACGAGCGCGACAAGCTCCTCGGCGTCCCCATCAGGCTTTACGAAGATGACTTTGGCGCTATAGCCGTCTCCCAGCTCAACATACGAAAACAGCTGGGGAAGGATGTCTTTGAGGATTATAAACTTTTTGCAGAGCACGGAAAGACGCTCCAGCATTCCGTTAGGGTGATGCCGGTCAAATTTGAGGAAGAAAGGGACAAGGACCGCACCGTCCGCAAGGTATCGGAATGGAAGCTGGTAATGGAATACAGCACCCTCTACGGCTGGGGCGCCAACCAGCAGACACCGCTCATCGACATCAAGAGCCTTAGCGACCTGGAGCTGATGATGCGCGAAGGCAACTACAGCGACGAGAAAGGCCGGCTGATAGAAGAAACATACAACAAGCTAAAGAGACTACTGGAAAGCGACGACCCGCAGGACACTCCCGAAAAGGACCCGTCAGCACTCGAAGCAGACCGCGTGAAATATTTTTTAATGAATCTTAATTTTTAACGACAAGACAGATGGAAAAGAACGAAAAAACTGTCGAACAGCTCGCTGGCGAGATCAATCAATCCATAGATGCCCTCAAGAAGGCCATCGGAGAGAAAGCAGACCTCTCAGCGCTGGAAACGAAATACGACAGCATCACCGCCAAGCTGGATGGGCTCATTGACAAGGACGGCAAACCGGTTATACCGGAGCTGATGGTCAAGCAGCAGGAACAGCTCGACGAGATATCCACCCAGCTCAAGCAGCTCGGAGAATATCAGAAAGGAACCACACCGGGCCTCAAGGCCCAGGTATTCGGAAAGGTCAAGAGTGACGACTTCCGTAAGAACATCACCACGGACGGCATCAAGAGGGGCCTGCTCAACTTTGATGTCAAGGCCGCCAACATTGACACCGACGACATCAACTCCGGCACGATCGAAACACAGACCGACATCGGAGTTAGCTCCGCACCCTGGAGGCCAACACCACTATGGGACGCCGTCGCCAAGGGAACCATAGGCCAGGGACGCGACAGCATCTCATGGTGGGAAGAAACAACCCGGACCGACTCGGCAGAGATGGTCACGGAACAGGCTGCCCCCTCTAAAGGATCCGCTAAGACCTGGACCAAGCAGAGCATGGACATCAAGATGATCAAGGACTATACCAAGGTCTCCCGCTCCGCGCTGGAAGATTTTGAGTACATCACCTCCGAGATCCAGGACCTGATGCAGAATGGCATCCCCCGCGAGCGGGAAGCAGAGATTCTCTCCGGATCCGGGCTGGGAACCCACCTCAAGGGCATCGACGAGTACTACAAGGCATTCGCCTGCCCTGCCAACTTCACCAAGGTGGCAGAACCCAACGAAGGAGACGTGCTGGCAGCAGCCATCCTCCAGGTCATGAACGGCAACACCTCCGACACAGAGAAAAAAGGCTACCTGCCGAACCTGCTCGTCCTGAACCCCGGCGACAGCATCAACATGAGATTGCTGAAAAACGCCAACTACAGCTACGTCCACCACCCACTCCTCTCACCCAACGGTGACCTTTTTAAAGGAGTCAGGATCGTAGAGAGCCTGGACCTGGCTGCCGGCCAGTTCATCGTCGGCGATTTCTCCAGGGCCAAGGCATACGTGAAAAGAGCCATGAGCGTCACCTTCCACTACGAGAACGAGGATGACGTCCTTAACGATCTGGTTTTAGTGCTGGCGTCCATGAGGATCGCCGGACTGAAGGTGACTACTCCCGACGCTTACGCTTTCGTAGGCGGGACGTTTGCAGCAGCGAAAGCACTCATAGCATCAATTGAAGGATCATAGAAAGGAGGCCAGACATGAAGAAGATAATAGCCATTTTAATAGGTTTTGTCTTTGCCGTTTCGGCCTTTGGGCAGGTAACCGCAAGGACCGCTGACAGCAGGACGCTCAAGGGCGCTCAGTTTTTCTATGAGAAAACAGCCATCGCAGCCGACACCGTCGGAACAGGTCAGGATAGCGTAATATACGAGATCCTGGTTAACAAGAACACCCCGGTCGCCATAGCCGTCCACGTGGCAGCAACACGCACCGGGACGACCGACGACTATGAGGTGAGGCTCCAGGGAAAGGTTTTTGAGAATGACGCCTACACCTCCCTCGTAGATTCCACCGCCCAGACATTCGCAACAGGGAAGCTCTCGCTTTATATGCCGGACGTGCGCATCGACACGGTGCAGAACGCCAACAGAGGGCCTTTTTATAGGTATTTCAGAGTCGTCCTCGCCAGCGATGGTGCCGTCGCAAAAGCAGACAAGCTGACGGTATCAAAGGTGCAATGGAAAGTCTGGCAACGATAGACCAATGTTCAACCAGAGGGGAGAGAGCACCCTCCCCTCTTTTAAAAATCACAGCATGACAAAGAAAGTAAAAGTAACGCTCAAGACAGGAAAGCAGATCGAGGTCCTCCCGATGGAGGTGGAAGGGCTCCGCAATGCCGGGCTGCTGAAAGAGGCGCCGCCACAGAAGAAAGAGGAGAAGCTGCAATCCGAGACCAAAGAGGAGAAACTACAGGCTGAGACGAAGGTCAATCCGACACAGAAGCCACAGCCCAGGCCGGCGAACATCACCCAGGCCAACATCAAAGTAGCAAAACCGCAGAAATAACCAGCAGAAATGGACTTAAGGATATTAACGGACATAGCGGCTGAGATCCTGACAACCGACGAGGTCTGCCAGTTCATCAAACTTGAGGACCAGGACGACGGACCGGAGCTGCTGCTCGTCGAGCAGATGATAAGCAGCGTCCGCACCCATTTTGAGAGGCGCACAGGGCTCTCCTTCGCACCCAGGACCTATGAGGCTTTTTTTCGCAGAAGCGAGTCGCCCTTTATCCTCCCCGTCGCCCCGGTGATCTCCGTGGACAAGGTGGAGACCATAGATTACCTCGGGACCAAAACCGAGCAGACGCTGAACGAGGGCTACTACAAGAAAGGGCTCTACGAGGTCGAGATAACCCCCATAGAGGGCTACGACATCCTGGTGACATTCCAGGCCGGCTACGGCAACACCAACACCCAGGACCTCCCGGAAGATTTGAAGCACGCCATGTTGATGCAGATCCTCCGCTGGTATGACAACCGGGATGACTTCTATGAACTGAAATTCATGGGATCCGTGGAGAAGATCCTCCACACCCACAAGACGAGGCTGATATGAGAACAACCAGGTACAACAGCAAGGTAACCATTCAGATATCCACCCAGACGGAAAACGAGATCGGAGGCTGGAGAGACAGCTACACCGACCTTTTTACCAGCTGGGCCTCCGTGGTCCCCACCCGCGGAGTCAAGCGAATGGAATATGCCAAGCTCGAGTACGTGGAGAGTTACGAGGTCGAGATCCGCGAGCGGACAACCCAGGAGGTCACGGCAGACTGCCGCATCCTCTACAGGGGAAACGCCTACCAGATCCTGTCGATCATCAGCGAAGGTGAAAGGATAAAAATAGACATAGGGAGGGACGGCAGATGATGACCATGCGCATAGACGACTATCAGTTTAAGATCGACATGAAAGCCTTCAGGCGCCGCAGCGGCATCGACTTTAAAAGGGCCATCCTGGAAGCAACGCTCACCCTGGAGAAGATGGCCAAGCTGAAGGTCCGCAATTTTACCAGCTCCTCCCGCGTCCGACGAGGCTACCTCGTCAGCCACATAA